CCACAGGTCTTCAGCTGTTACCGCAGCCGTCACAAACGCCGTAGTGGCCAACTGAGTCGTGTTCGTGCCCGCAGCTGCAGTAGGAGCAGTCGGCGTTCCCGTCAACGCGGGACTATCCAGCGGCGCCTTCTTGTCCAGCTCAACCTTCAGCCCTGCAGGATGCACCGCCCTGGTGGCATCAGTGCCAGTGGTGGTCTCTGCTGCAGTAGCTAGCTCGACGATGCCCTTGACCGTTTCGCTTGCATCCGGCGTCACCGTCACAAACGCCGTGCTGTTATAGACCTTCAGCACAGGCGCCGTTGGCACCGTCGTATCCACCCACAGATCACCAGCAGCAGGCGCTGTAGGCGCTGTTGTCCCTACGCCAACCCCACTGCCGGCACCCTGCCATGCCGTGCCGTCATACACCTTGAAAACAGGCTTCGTCGGCACCGCAATATCCAGCCATGCCATCCCAGCGGTAGGCGTTGCAGGTGCGGTGCCACCAACCGTGATACCCGCAATCTTGCGGACAACGCCAGTGCTGTCCTTCAGATAGGCGCCAGGGCTAGTGTTATTGATGTTCAGGGCTAGTTCGCCCTCTGCCAGGTCTGCTGGCAGTGGAACCTTATCAGCTGTAGCTGAATGCTTCAGCTTTAATGAGATAGACATGAAGTGACCTCTTCAGGCAGCAGTGCTGGCCCATACCGGGCTGAAACCAGTCTATGTGCCTAGAACGTGCCGCATGACAAAACAGCATCCTGCAGCGTCTTAGGCGTAACCGCTTTCAGTGCATTAGTCCCTGCATCTACTTCAGCCTGCGTTGCCAACTGCACTAATCCAGCAGCTGTAAGGCTTGATGTAGCAGGTGCTTTATTGATCCACTGGCTACCAGCACCCAGCACCAACTGGTCGCCGACCACTGGGGCAGTCAGCGTGACATCTAGCAGGTCATCAAGGTGCCCCGTTGCGCCACCGCCGCCACCGCCGCCACCGCTCAGCGTGTCAACACGCACCCACCCGGCTGTTGCACCGTTGCAGAGCACCCAGTCGCCGTTATCAAACGTGACGCCTGCGGCAACAGGTGTTGCATTACCAGGCGTAACACAAACGAAATACACCCCACTTTTGGGATCTGTTGCAGAGGGGATCACGTCACCGATTTTGAAACCTTCAGTCGTACCAAACTGCGTTACACCACTGATTGCCCCGGTAGCCGCGTTAAAAGTGCCGCAGTACCGCAAGTTTTCTGCACTCAACCGTCCAAAACCAACAGGAAACCAGCTGTTGGAGTTGAACATGCGCAGCTGCCCTGTGCTCTCCTGCAGCCACAACGTCCCCGCGTGTTGCCCTGCCACAGAAGGAGATGCTTCTTGGATGTAGGCAATGCTGTAATCCGCCAGCATTGCATTGGTGATGCTCTTGTCTCCAATGCGTGCAGGGTCAAGGGTTCCTGTCCCGATCTTTGACGCATCCAACGTCGGCACATCCGCTGATTGCAGCGTTGCACCCGTAGTGACGTGCCCAAATTTATTGACCGTCACCTTGCTATAAACCCCGGGTGCCACGCCACTTGCGGCATGATCCAGCGTCCCTGGCGTTGCAACCGTTAGCTCAGCGCCTGGTTCCACCCCGCCAATAGCGCCAACAGCAGCCTTGGGCAGGTCAGCACTAACCAGCGCCCGTCCTGCAGTAACCAATCCTTTGCTGTCGTTGGCTTCGCTGCTGCACCTGTGGCAGGCCCTGCCAGTACAACGCCAGAATTTTGTACCGCAAAAGCAGCACCACCCAGATCCCCCGCCAGCTTGACGGCAGTTACCCCACCATCGGCCAGCTGCGTCGTGCCGATAGCGCCATCCGCCACCTTGGCGCTGGTGACCGCCTGCGCTGCCAGCTTGTTTGCATCAACCGCGCCATTACCCAGTTTCGGGCTAGTAACAGCACCATCGGCCAATGCAGCAGTGCTTACACCACCTGCGGCTAGCTCAGTGCTACCAATGCCACCGGCGGCAATCTGCAGCCCGCCAATGGTGTGATCGGCAATTTTGGCAGCGGTGACTGCCTTATCCAGCAGCGCTGCCGTATCCACTGCCCCAGCCGCCAGCTCTGATGCGGTAATGGCATTGGGAGCAATCTGAACCGCTGTCAAACTGTCAGGCGCTATCGCCCCGCCAGGAATCACCCCGCTCAACGTGGTAACGACACCGCTCACCAGCGCTGCAGGCGTTACCTTCTTGGTCTCTGCCGTGCTGACATCTGCGATTGGCAGCTGGTCTGCCGCTGCATCCACGTCTGCCTGCAGCAGCGCCGCTAGCTGCGAGATTCTCTGGTCAGCCACGGGATACAGCGCAGGTCAATACGCCAATTCTAGGAACTGCCCTAGGCAGGGACTTCCAGCAGAATCCCAAAGTCGGTCTCTTGCAGGATCTTGTCATTGGGCGCTTGCTCCTGCAGCAGGTAGTCCTTCGCGAAGTCGTACAGCAGCTGGATCGCTCCAGTTGTCACGAACTGGATTTTGCTATGGATGGCGTCCCCTGGCTCCAATGCAACTGCCACCTCCGTAACAATGCAATCGCAGATGTAAAACAGCTCACGCTCCGTCTCCTCTCGGCTTAGCAGTGCATTCAACGGCAGCGCGTCGCCTTGCTTCAGCAGGAACACGCCCCTAAACCGCGCCCCGATCTCCTGTCGCAACACCAGCTGATGCAGGTACATGCTCGCTTCAGTCTTTTCGTCCGAGTAAGCCGAGTCGCAGGCGCGGAAATGCGTGTCAAACAGACAGTCCACGCTGCCGCTACCGCTAACCAGCGTTTCCACCTGCTTCTGGAACCCTTCGCCCAGACTCGTTACGTCTGCCACCTCGCGGTTGGTATTCAGCTCCCAGCTGACCGTCTGCGCCAGGCAGTCCTCTGATCCATCTTCCACTTCAACGCTGACCCGGTAGCTGCTGCCAGGTACCGTCAGACTCAACGCATCAGCCAGCAGCCCTTTAAGCGCAGCCGCCCAGGTGCGGTACAACCGGATCCCGCCTACTGCATCCACATTGACAAACCACCGCCCATCGCCATAGCGGACCCCATCAACCCATGCGCTAGCGGCGGCAAAGTCCAGCAGCCCGCCAGCAGGTCGCCCCTCTATATCCACACGCCTAAACCACACTTGATCGCCCGTGACCAAGCTGGTTACAGGACGGTCAAAGCCAAACCGTTTGGCTGCTACATCTACGTCTGACGGCGAAATGGTGGCATACAGCCGCCCGCTAGCAGCCCGAGAGAACCGCAACCCGCCAGCTTCGCCCAGCCAAACTGCCATTAGCCCAATGCCACAGCGGTTAACGCCCCAGTCACCACAAAACTGATGCTGGCTTCAATGATTCCGCCAGCCGAGGCCGAGATTTCTACCTGATTCAGCAGGACGCTAAAACTTACCCGCCTGGTAGACGCCCCACCATCTAGCCGCAGCTCCAGGGTATGGGTCGGCTGGGTTGGTGTTGCCGTGGTCCGCAGGACATCACCCAGCAGCCCGCTAGCAGTGATTTTGCCAGCGTCGTCCTCGTAGTACAGCGCCGTGCAGCTACCGCTAAAACTCTGCACTCCATAGACGTAGGTCTTAGCAAAATCGCCCAGCGTGGTCGTCTCTAGCGCGTCCGCTGATGCGCTCAGGCTCCAGTCGCGCACCTTTGCCACCTTGGCGCCGTCAAGGTACAAGCTGCCATCAATGCCCGTAAACTGCTTCGCCATTAGTCGCTCACCGCTAGCAGGTCAACAGTCACAGTCACGATGCCAGGGGCAACAAAAGCCATGTTAGGCGCCCCCGCATATCGCCAACGGTTGCCCGCTGGCTTGCTAGAAATCTGCCCAGACCCCCATCCAGCAAAGACCTCAGCTGGTGCCTCGAAGGCCATAAACCCACCTAGCTGCCCGTTGTAATGGGCAACAATCAGGTTGGCGTCAGCTTCGAGCAGGTTGGCAAAGGTCAGCGATAACCCCTGCCCCACCATCTGGTTGCCCGTTACCACACGCATTTCATTGCCTGCCATGCCAACAAATGCCTGCATTGGCAGCTGCCCTGCAACCCACGACCGTGCCGTGGGCGTCAATGGCGGGAAGGTACTCATTGCAAAATCACCACATCACCCCTGGCTACATCGTAGGCAACACGGCTAACGCCATTCCCATCAACAGGAAACTCGATGGCATGGACTTCTACCGTGCCCTCCTGTGACTCGCTGAGTTGCTCGATCTGGTAAAGCCCGCTGACGGTGGCACTAGTGCCGTTAGAAGCCTGCGCAGTAACTGCCACCGAGATAATCTGCCCAGGCATCAACAGCGACGCTTTACGCAGTGCCGTAAACGTGATCTCGTGGCTGACATACCGCCGCTTGGCCAGGATGTACCGCGCTGCATAGACCGCATGTTCTGGCGTACAGCAGAACTCAGTCAGGTCATGCTGTTCGTACGGTCCGCTAGCTGCCATCCCTTGATACCGCACCTCCACCGTGCGTGACTGCCCGACAGAACCGGCAGGCTGCTCGCGGAACACCATTACTGCAACAAACGGCTTGCGATCTGCTGCTGGCACCCAATTCTTTTGGTAACTGCCTGCCACGATGTCTGATGCATCAAACGCGGCAACAGGCAAGACCTTCCCTTCGTCAATCGTGCCATCAGCCTTGACTGGGATAGCAGGCATCAGCCCAAACTTGCCATTGATCTGCCGTGGCGACAGCACAAAATACGGGGCAGTCCTAGACAACCACTCACGAAAATTGACGGTGACGGCTAGCACCCCGTTAAACAGCAGCTTGTATTTTTCGTTGAACAGCGCTGATAGCGTCAACCCATCTAGGTCAATCTGATCGCTCTTCAGCATCCCTGCCATGCTCATCAGATAATGCACCAGATCGGGGTACAGGTCACTAGGGCCTGCGGTTTTCCCCTGCAGCAACCGTGGCACCTGCACCCCTTCAGTCAGGAAGGCATGGATCTGCGTAAATTGCTGCGGTCCATCAGCAGGGCGCAGCGAGTCATAATGTCCCCTCGCACCTAGCAGCGTCAGGTCTGTGTACCCACCCTGCTGCTGGTTATCCCCACCGGGCACTGATGGGAAGCTAATCGTCGTGCGTACCGTCTCGATCACACCGGCAATGTTGAACGACTCGTTCACGCTGCCAGCAGCATTACGCCTGAACTGACCGTTCAGTTTCAGGATTTCGTTTTGATGCAACCAGGCGTGCGGGACATTTTCTGCGTAGTGAAACCACGGCTGGGCAGGGTTGCTAGCACCTACAATGGTTTGCTTTGGCGTCAGCGTTGGCGGGACATATCCACGCTCTGTGTATTTATCACTGAAGACCACCCGATACTGCGCTGGGGGCAGGCCATCAATCGTCAGCGTCGTGCCGCCGTTGGGCACCCAAATGCTGCCGGTGTAGGCGACTGCGCCAGTTTGCGTGTTGATTACATTAACATTAAACCGCGCCTCAGAATAAAACGTCAGCGCAATGCCACGATCAAAAATCGTGTTAGTTCTGCCGATGCACTGCGTACCGTTAAGAATCAGCTCAACAGGGATCTGGAACGTCTGCCAGTCCCAAATCGTTTTGCGCCACTTCCAGTCATACGATGTTAAAACCCGCCACCCTGTCTCTGTTTGATCCCTTCTTAGGTACTCATTCTCTGCGACATACGGCCCGCTGGGTGGGGACACGGTACAAGTGCCGCCAATCGTGAAAGCTAACTTTGCGCATTTTGAAGACCGCGTTGTAAACTCCGCCACGTTGCCAGCGTTAGGCAGCCTTGGCCCTTCATACGAGATCGTCGTATCCCACGATGTAGACCCACCAGGGTTGTAATCCAAACTGACGCATGGTGGCAGTGCCTGGTACCCAGCGCAAATCTGCCCATCCTTGACGGTGTTAAAACCCGTGTACCCGTAAAACACGTTGTTGATCGAGGGTTGCGACACCTTCCCCTGGCTCAGCACATACAACAGACTCATGTCCGTTTGCTTGATGCCTAGCTGAATCAGGTGCGGGCTTACCCAAGCCCCGCCTACATCATTACGCCGCAGCGCAAATGCCAATGGGATCGTTTCCCCAATCGTCCCCAGCAACTGCTTGCTGGCTAGGTCACTCTGCTGCGCCGCATCAGACTTCTCGTCCTGTCGCAGCACACCGCTAATAGCGCTGCTTGCATCCTGCGGGTAAACCTTGATTGGGCTCATAACGTCGGCAACCGCCCCACAAGGCTAGAGGTCATTTTCCGCCCAGGGATCTGTCCTGTAATCGCGTCTAGCCCCACGCCTAGCTCCACCGACAGCGTGCTCAGATCAGTCTGCACGCCAATGACCTCCCCGAAGAACTGCGCCACTACCGTTGCCCCGTTCAGCGTCCATCCACCGTTACTCATCACCAGCTGGTACACCTTGGTGTCCACCAGCCACCCGTAGGTGATCGCCTGATCCATCAGCGATAGCACCTCCTGCAATGCTGGGAACTCAATCGTGATCCCACCTTCGCTAGCAGAGCGGTTAACAAGGATGGACGTGGCACGGAAATCCCTAAACTCGTGCCCCTGCACCACCTCGTTCACAAAAAAGTTCTGCCACTTCACCCGGTCGCCTGCGGTGTCGTAAAACCGCACGAACTGCGCTAGCGCTAC